GCGCAAGTGGCATATCACGCCCAGCGGCCTCCAGCATCTCTTCCTGCTGCGAGGGGAGACCGAGTGATGAGCCGTGTTCTCCTGATCGACGCAGACGTGCTGGCCTACAAGATGGCCGCGAAGATCGAGCAGGCGGTCGAGTGGGAGCCTGGGTACTGGACCTGGCACTGCGACGAGTTCGCGGTGAAGGACGCAATCGACGCCGAGATCGAGCATCTACGCGAAGCTCTCGATGCCGATGACCACAAGCTTTGCCTGACAGATAGTGACGGAAACTTCCGCAAGACCGTCCTTCCTTCGTACAAGAGCAACCGGGCGAGCGTGAAGAAACCGCTCGTCCTGAAATCCATCCGTGAATGGCTCATTGCCGAGCGTGGTGCCTACCTCAAGCCGATGCTGGAGGGGGATGACGTGATGGGCATCCTGGCTACGTGGCCGGGCATCAAAGGTGAGAAGATCATCGTGTCCATCGACAAGGACATGAAGACCATCCCCGGCCTCTACTATCGCGATGCCGATAGCGGGGTGGTGGAGATCACCGAGGCGGAAGCCGACTACTGGCATCTCTTCCAGACCCTCACGGGTGACGTAACAGACGGCTACTCAGGCTGTCCCGGCATTGGACCGAAGAAGGCTCAAGCCATCCTCGAACCTTTTTCGGACACCTCCGACCGACCCGATCTCTTCGATCCTGCTGGTGCCTGGAGCCGGGTGGTTGAGGTCTACGAGGAGGCGGGTCTCTCCGAAGCTGATGCTCTCCAGCAGGCCCGTGTGGCCCGCATCCTTCGGGCCTCGGACTATGACTTCAAGAAGAAAGAACCTCGTCTATGGCAACCAACACTCCGGCGTTGATCGCCTTCTATTCCCCCGCACCGCAGATGGGAAAGACCACAGCCACTCGGTTCCTGACTGAGGGCCTGGGCTATAAGATCGTAAAGTTCGCAGCCCCGGTGAAGACCATCACGGCCACCTTCCTCCTGGAGATCGGCGTTCCCAAGGATGAGGTAGATGACTTCCTCGACGGGCACCGCAAGGAAGAGAGCCTTGCTGCCTACGGGTTCGATCACCTGACCAGCCGATACATTCAACAAGTGGTCGGTACGGACCTGGGGCGTCGGAAGCTCGACCCGAACATCTGGACCACCGTGGCGGGCCGTAAGGTCCGCAACCTTCTCGACCGAGGGGAGCGTGTGGTCATGGACGACATGCGTTTCCCCAACGAGTACGACATGGTGAAGCAGATGGGTGGCGAGTGCTGGTGCATCTACAACCCACGGGTTCCCATTCCGGTTTCCGACCATCCCTCCGAAGGTCTTCTCTCGAACCACTCGTTCAACGTGGCGCTCATCAACGATGGCACGATTGAAGACCTAGAACGCCAAATTCTCGACCACATCACCCGCTTCTAGAGGAATCCCCACATGAACAAGATCGCCTTGCTGGTAGCGGCCCTCGCTGCCTGCCTGACTCTCACCGCCTGTGAGAAACCAGCAGCGCCTGTACCTGTGCCGCAGGCCGAAGAGAAACCTCAGGAGGAATCCCAGCGCTCCGGCCTCGGCATGACCTATAGGGGCAAGCCAGGCATCGAAATAATGCCCGGCATAGTGATGGGCTTCGACGGAGAGATCGGTCTCGGATTCGGATTGTGATTACCCCCCACAATAGGAGGCATGATCCAATGCAAGATCAACCTTTTCCATATGTCTCCCTAGAACTTCTCGAAGCTCTCCAGGAACATTTCCCTGACCGCTCTCCAGACCTTCGATGGTCCGACCGTGAGGTCTGGTTTAAGGCGGGCCAGTGCGCCGTGGTGCGTTTCCTTAAGGGGAAGTTCGATGAGCAGAACGAAAACATCCTGAAAAGGCCCCTGTGATGTGTAAGGCACCGAAAGTTACAGCACAGACCCCAGCCGCTATCCCACCGGCCCCAGCCGAAGCGGCCTCCCAGGCTCAGGGCGATGTCATACGCGATGAGAACCTTCGCAGCGATGCCGATTTGAAGGCTCGCCGCAAGGGTCGCAATGCACTGCGCATCCGCCTTAACGCCGGAAACACTGGTGACACCACCGGATTGAACATTCCACGCGCATAACACCCCAGGAGTAACGGATGGCAAAAACTGCCGCCGCCCGTTACTCGCAACTGGAGAAAGATCGGGAACCCTTCCTCCAGCGGGCGCGTGACGCGGCGAAACTCACCATCCCGTCCCTCATCCCTCCTGCCGGTCACACTGGTCACTCGAAGTTCCATACGCCCTACCAGGGTATTGGCGCACGAGGCGTNAACAACCTAGCCTCCAAACTGCTGCTNGCNCTGCTTCCNCCNAACTCTCCGTTCTTCCGCCTGCTGATTGACGACTTCACCCTCGAAGAACTCACGCAGCAGGAGGGAATGCGAGCGAAGGTCGAAGAGGCGCTAGGCCAGGTCGAGCGCACCATCATGACCGAGGTTGAGGCGTCGGCTCTGCGTGTTCCCTCGTTCGAGGCTTTCAAGCACCTGATCGTAGGAGGGAACGCCCTTCTCTACCTCCCGCCCGAAGGCGGAATGCGTGTCTTCCGGCTCGACCGCTATGTCGTCCACCGCGACCCCGCCGGTAACGTCCTGGAGCATATCACGAAGGAGACCATCTCCCCGGACGCTCTGCCGACCGAGTTCCAGGAAAAGCTTAAGGGCAAGGTCAAGACGGGAGCGAACGCCAGCACCGATAAGACCCTGGACCTCTACACCTGGGTTCGCCGGGTGAAGAACCGATGGACGGTGCATCAGGAGGTCGAGGGGGAAATCATTCCCGGTTCCCAGGGTGGATACCCGCTCGACAAGTCCCCATGGCTCCCGCTCCGGTTCACCAGGATTGATGGTGAATCCTATGGCCGGGGTTATGTCGAGGAATATTACGGTGATCTCTGGTCGCTCGAACTACTGACCAAGGCCATCGTTGAGGGTTCCGCCGCAGCAGCAAAAATCCTCATCTTCGTGGACCCGAACGGCACTACCAAGAAGAGTGATGTGTCGGACGCTCCGAACGGGGCTGTCCGAAGCGGTAACGCCCAGGATGTGTCCATCCTGTCCCTGGACAAGTTCGCGGACTTCCGCGTGGCCTTCCAGACCATCGAAAATATCCAGCAGCGGCTGGCCTATGCGTTCCTCATGAACTCCGCAATTCAGCGCGGGGGTGAGCGAGTGACAGCGGAGGAAATCCGCTACATGGCTGGGGAACTCGAAGATGCCCTGGGTGGCGTCTACTCGATATTGAGCCAGGAGTTTCAACTCCCGCTCGTCAATCGGCTGATGTACGTCTTGGAGCGCAAGAAGCGCCTCCCGTCTCTGCCGAAGGATATGGTCTTCCCGTCGATCACGACCGGTATGGAAGCCCTCGGACGCGGGCACGACCTGAACAAGCTGGACGCTCTGCTTGCACGGCTCCAGCCGCTAGGGCCGGAAGTTCTGGCTCGCTACCTGAACATCTCCGACTACATCACCCGCTCCGGTGCCTCGCTGGGCATCGATATGAAGGGCCTCGTCCGAAGCGAGGAAGAGGTCATGCAGCAGATGATCCAGGAGCAGCTACAGAACCTGGGCCGCGAAGCTGTCCCCGGCGCAATGAACATCATGCGCGACCAACTCAAACCGGAAGCAGTGTCCAATGGATAATACCGAACCCGTTGTGGCTTCGGAGAAGGTGGAGGCTACCTCCGTGGTAGCCTTCAAACCTACCACTCCCAAAGCTAGTGCTCCCGCACCCAAGAAGTCCCGGAAGCAGAAGAAGGAAGGTCCGGCTCCTGTGGTTGACGAGCGGGCAAAGAAAGTCACCACCCATTCGCGTGGCATCGTTGTAATCGACTACTGAGGGTCTTCATGACGACATCGAACGCGACTCCTGTGCAATCTCCGCAGGGTCATGACGCCGCCATGGCAGCGGCATTCGACAACGCTCAGGCTCGTGCAACTGCCGAACCCACGGCAGGAAATCCAGCACCCACCCAAGGTGGGAATGAGCGTCCCTCTTGGCTCCCGGAGAAGTTTCAGACGCCGGAGGACCTGGCCCAGGCGTACCGCCAGCTAGAGGCTCGCTTCTCCCAGCAGCAGCAGAACCAGAAGCAGACCACCCAGCAGCAGCAACAGACACCTTCCCAGGCCGAGGCCAAGGAACAGTTGGCATCGGTCGGTCTCGACTATTCCGCGATGGAACGGGAATACCTCGAAACCGGGAAGTTGAGCGAGGACCGCTACAAGCAACTCGAAGCGGCAGGCATTACCCGCGATATGGTGGATGCCTTCATTGCTGGTCAGGAGGCAATTGCTGCTCAAATTCAGTCTGAGGTCTTCGATCTCGTGGGCGGACAGGAAAAGTATCAGGAGATGGTTGCCTGGGCTTCAAAGAACCTGACGCCTTCGCAGATCGAAGCCTATGACCGTGCTGTCACGTCCAATGACCGTGATGCGATCTTCCTGGCCGTGGAAGGTCTCAAGGCCCGCTACGCCGCAGCCGGTGGGATAGAGCCGAACCTCATCAGCGGGTCAGGGACTACCGCCAGCGGCAACCCGTTCCGCTCCACCGCTGAACTGACGGCTGCGATGCGCGACCCGCGCTACGCGAAAGACCCGGCCTACCGCGCCGAGGTTATGGAGCGGCTGAAAAACTCCAACCACGTCTTCTAGGGGTATCCAATGTTCTCAGACATAATCACCTTTCTCACCGAGAACGTGGAGGAAATCTTCGTGGCCCTCTTCGCCGTCCACGCTGCGGCGCTGGCTATCGTCCAGCTTACGCCCACTCCGAAGGACGATGAGATCGTCGCGAAGGTTTACCGCGTGATCGAAATCCTGGCTGGCCTCTTCTCGAAGAAGAAGAAGGACTGAGCCGATGACTCGCTTCCTGTCCTTGCTCCTGGCGCTCGTCCAGATCGTCCAAACCATCCTGAACCTCCTTCGGGAGAAGAACCTCCGGGAGCAAGGAAGGGAGGAAGAGCGCCGCGCCCAGGAGAAAGCCAATGAAGAAGCCAACGCGGCTGCTCAGAGGATTGATGATTACGCTCTTGATGCTGAGCTTGATGAGCTTCGTGAGCGGATGCGTCACTACCAGCGAGCAGCCGAAGATCGCTAGGCACCCCCTATGCCAGGCCATTAGCTGGCATGAGGCCGATACCCCTGGCACCCAAAGGGAAATCTTCCGGCACAACCTCAAGGTCGAAGACCCGAAGATTTGCCCTCCATCGTAGGTGACATGGCCGGGACCGCTGCAATGCAAGTTCCGGCCCTCTTAACAGAATCCCCAACGCCTCTGGCTGGTCCCGACAACAGACGCAGGTTCGACCCCTTGCCGTGCCAGCCATTCCATAGTCCTGTGAAGCTGACAGTCACACTGCGCCAAGAAATGCGCGGTGACGCAAAGAGCAACCCAAGAAATCCCCACGCACAAACTTAGCCCTCTGCGGAGGATAACTTCGTGCGAGCGTGAAGAGGACCAAGGGAAGCCCGATCAACTTCCAATCTCTTCACAGGAAATCTGCAAATGGCAAATGCGAACGTGATTCGCCTGGGCCAGGTCAATGGCTCTGGCGACGTAGATGCTCTTTTCCTTAAGGTCTATGCGGGTGAAGTCCTGACGGCCTTCGAGGGCAACAACGTGATGCTGGACCGCACCATGGTCCGCACCATCGATCACGGCAAGTCGGCAACGTTCCCGGCTGTAGGTCTGATCGACGCCTTCTACCACACCCCTGGTGCTGAACTGGTCGGCCAGACGGTCAACCAGAACGAGGCGGTCATCACCATCGATGATCTCCTGGTCTCGGACGCCACCCTTCCGAACATCGATGAGGCCAAGAACCACTTCGACATGCGCTCGATCATCACGACCGAGCAGGGTCGGAAGCTGGCGAAGGTGATGGACCAACATCTGCTCCAGGTGGGCGTCCTCGCGGCTCGCGCTTCCAACGTGGTCTCTGGTCTGCCGGGTGGCTCGGTCATCACGACCTCGGAGACTGGCGCTCCGCAGAACGCGGACTTCGCCACGAGCGGTGATGATCTCGCCTGGGCCATCTTCATGGCGGCTCAGAAGCTGGACGAGAAGGACGTACCGGAAACCGACCGCTACTGCTTCGTCCGGCCTGAGCAGTATTACAAGCTGGTCCAGTCGGAGAAGACCATCAACCGCGACTTCGGCGGCGCGGGCGCGTACTCTGACGGTAAGGTGTACCGCATTGCGGGCATCGAGATCGTCAAGACGAACAACCTGCCCAACACGAACATCGCGGCTGGTTCTGGTGTTCGTGCCGGTACAAACAACAAGTATGCGGGCGACTTCACGGACACCGTGGCCCTTGTCATGCACAAGTCGGCCATTGGCACGGTGAAGCTGCTCGATCTGGCGGTTGACGCTGGCTATGACATGCGCCGTCAGGCGTGGATGATCGTGTCCAAGTACGCAGTCGGCCACGGCATCCTGCGACCGAATGCGGCTGTCGAAATCCGCAACGCTGCGGCCTAATCTATCCATCAACGGGTAGCTCTCCATGGGAGGGGTCTTCGGACCTCTCCCTTTTTTCGTCATTCAGGAACTACGCGAATGTTGGCGACAACTCCCACTACCGTTCTTGAAGCGGTGAACCTGATGCTCTCCACCATCGGGGAGGCACCCGTCAGCACCGTGGAGAACAGCGGTGTTCTCGATGCCGTGGCTGCTCGTCAGCAGCTATCGGTCATCAACCGTGAGGTCCAGACTAGGGGCTGGCACTGGAACACGGAAGAGAACGTCACGATCACTCCGTCCCACCCGGACGGCTTCATCATTCTCCCCTCGAACACACTTCGGGTAGATGCCAGCGATGTGGACATTGACGCGGTACAGCGGGGCAACCGTCTTTACGACCGCAAGAACCGTACCTACCAGTTCAGCCGTCCCGTGACGGTTGATCTTATCCTCCTGCTGCCGTTCGAGGAACTACCGGAGGCGGCACGTTTCTACATCACCATCCGAGCAGCCAGGAAATTCCAGGAAGGTGTCCTCGGCTCCCCGGAACTGTCTCAGTTCACGCTGCGCGACGAGATCATGGCGAAGGCGACCCTGGAGGACGCTGAGGCAAATACTGCGGACTTCAACATCCTAAACAACATTTCAGTCAGGGAGGTCTTGCTCAGATGAGCAGCGGGTTGATCTCCACGACCATTCCGAACCTCGTCAACGGGGTCTCCCAGCAGCCCTACAACCTGCGGCTAGCGTCCCAGGCCGAAGAGCAGATCAACGGTTATAGCTCGGTGGTGGAGGGCCTGAAAAAGAGGCCACCGTCCCGGTTCATCTCGAAGATCAGCAACACGCCCTTCGGGAAGGCGATGATTCACACGATCAACCGCGATCTCCAGGAACGCTACATCGTGGTCATCACCAATGGGAACCTCCGGGTGTTCCGGCTGGACGGTTCCGAGGTCACGGTCAACTTCCCCAACGGTAAGGGCTATCTGAGCGCCGCTGACCCCTCGACCTCGTTCTCTGCTGTGACCGTCGCGGACTACACCTTCATCCTGAACCGCACGGTGGAGGTCAAGGCGCTNCCGGNTACCATCCCCACCAGCACCCCNANGGGCATGGNCTGGATACGCCAGGGTGGCTACGGCATTACCTACTCGATCACGTTCGAGGGCATCACCAAGTCACACAAGACTCCCGATGGCTCGAACTCCNNCCACACCGAGCAGATTGCCACGGACTTCATCGCTCAGAAGCTCAGGGAAGCCTTCCTGGCGGATTCTGCGTTCACGGCAATCGGCAATGTTAGTCGAACCGGCTCGACGCTGATCTTCTCCAGAAAGGATGGCGCTGACTTCTCGCTGTCTATCAGCGATGGCATTGGTGACACCGGTACGAAGCTCATCAAGGGTTCCATCCAGCGGTTCTCCGATCTTCCCGCCCGCGCCGCTTCGGGCATCAAGATCGAGGTCAAGGGCGACCAGTCTTCCTCGTTCGACAACTACTATGTCCGATACGACACATCCTCGACGGGTTCTGCTGCCGGTGGGGTGTGGGTGGAGACAGCGAAGGAAGGAGAGCAGTACAAGCTCAACCCGGCCACCATGCCTCATGCTCTGGTACGCGAGGCGGACGGTACGTTCACCTTCAAGGTGCTTCCGTGGGAGGACCGGAAAGTAGGCGATCTCGAAAGCTGTCCCATGCCATCGTTCGTGGGCAAGAAGATGAACGACATCTTCTTCCACCGGAACCGGCTTGGCTTCGCAGCGGACGAGAACGTGATCTTCTCCCGCGCGGGTGACTTCTTCAACTTCTTCCGCGCCTCGGCAACCCAGGTGGTCGATACAGACCCCATCGACGTGGCCGTGAGCCACACCAAGGTCTCGATTATCCGCCATGCCATCCCGTTCAACGAGACGCTGCTCCTGTTCTCCGACCAGACGCAGTTCCAGCTAGGGGCAACAGACCTCCTGACCCCGACGACGATCTCGATCAACCAGACCACGGAGTTCCAGGCATCCCTCCTGGCTAAGCCGGTGGGTGCTGGCCGAAACGTCTACTTCGCGGTCAACCGGGGCATCTACTCCGGTGTCCGGGAATATTATGTGGATGGGGACACGAAAACGAACGACGCGGCTGACGTAACCAGCCACGTTCCCCACTACGTCCCTGGGGGCATTACCAAGCTCGCGGCCTCATCGAACGAGAATGTTCTGGTGGCGCTGTCCCCGGAGAAGCCGAACGAGGTCTACATCTACAAGTATTTTTGGGAGGAATTGGAAAAGCTCCAGTCCTCGTGGTCGCGTTGGGTGTTCTCCCCGAATACCAAGATTCTCTACGTCGAGTTCATCGAGAGCGACCTGTGGATGCTCGTGGAGCGCAACGGGGAGGTTACTCTAGAGAGCATCAGCCTGGAGGCTGGTCGTTCCGATGGTGACATCGGCTTCGAGTACCATCTCGATCAGCGATGCTGGGACACCGAATGTACAGTAAGCTACGACCCCGGCACCAACACCACCACCATACAGACGCCCTACACGGTCACGGCTGGGGAGGCGGACGAGTTCCAAATCATCGCCTGGGAAGGAAGCCCGAACCGCAAGTCTGGTGAGTTCATCCAGTTCGAGTTCGAGAACGGAAAATTCAAGGTCAACGGGAACCTCCCGAAGTTCATCATCGGGCGTAAGTACGAGTTCCGCTACCTGTTCTCCACCTTCGTCATCAAGGAAGAGGCGGTGGGCGGTGGACAGATGACGGTAGGCGAGGGACGTATCCAGCTTCGTCGGGTTGCCCTGAACTTCTCGAAGACTGGCTACTTCAAGGTGGTCGTGACGCCCTTCCGGCGTGACCCCTACGAGTACGTCTTCTCCGGTCGCGTGGTCGGCTCCGGTAACAACATCATCGGCAGGGCCTCGCTCGAAGAGGGGCGCTTCAAGTTCCCCGTGGGGGCGAGGAACGATGCCGTGAAGATCGAACTCGTGTCCGACAAACCTCTCCCATGCGCCTTCATGAGCGCGGAATGGGAGGCCCTGTACGTCATCAGATCACGGAGGCTTTGATGTTTATCGAGGCTCGTCCTAGTCGCCTGGAAGATGTCCATCGGATGGCTCCCAGGTTACGGCGGGAAGACCTCGAAGAACTCCAGGCCAGCGGATGCGAGAGCGCCCACGAGGCGCTGCTGGATGGTCTCATGTCCCCGGATGGCTGCACCACCGTAGTCACCGGGGATGGTGAGCCTGCGCTCATGTTCGGCACCGTCCCACACCCGCTGGACGACATGGTGGGCTGTATATGGATGCTGGGGACCGACGAGATCGAGAAGAACCGCGTCCAGTTCCTACGCCGGTCGAAGGAGTTCATCGACCGTTTCCACGACAAGTACCCCGTCCTCATGAACTACACCTACTACCGGAACACGGTTCATCACCGCTGGCTCCGTTGGTGCGGGTTCATGTTCATCAACAAGGTCTCCACCCCTGGAGGTCATGACTTCTACGAATTTGTTCGAGTGAGGAACGACTAATGTGTGGCCCTCTAGTAATGGCTATCGGCGGGTTAGCGATCAGCGCGGCTCAGACCGTGATTGGCTATGTGGGGCAGATGCAGCAGTACAGGGCGCAGATGCAATACTACGCGGACAACGCTGCTCGCGCCGATGCCGACATGAAACGCGGCTACATCTCCACACAGCGCCGCATGATCCAGGAGGAAGCTGCCGCAGCAGCGGAACGCCAGGAAGTCGCCCGTGAGGCTCGTGCTGCCCGTGCGAGGGCACTCACAGCAGCCGGTGAGGCAGGCGTCTCCGGTCTTTCGGTCGATGCTCTCCTGGCCGACTACTATGGCCGCGAAGCGACGTACATGGACCAGTCGCGGCACCAGATTGACTGGACGCATCAGCAACTGATGGACAGCATGCACGGTATCCGTTCGGTAGCAGAAGATCGTATCAATTCGGTCCCTAAGCCGGTCAAGCCGAGCTTCATCGATGCAGGCTTGCGCATAGCTGGTGCGGGCATGAACACTTACACCCAATACAGGAAGTGGACCACCTAACGGAGAATACAGATGGCCCGTTTGCCGGGACTAACCCCCCATCGTGAAGACCGTCCGAAGGTAGGNGGAAGGAACAAATCCCGCGTCCTGGTGGACGGNCCANACATTCGTCCCCAGCGGCTCTCTCCCGTTGCAGCGCCAGTCAACACCTATGCTCGGCCCCCNGCGCCTCCCAGCACCAANCGCTGGCTCCAGCTTGCCGATGCNCTGAGTTCGATCAGCCCTTCGCTGAACAACCTACTCCAGTACCAAGCAGAGAAGAGCAGGCAGGAGGCCGAAGACCTCGCCAACAGGCGGCTGGGTGGAATGTCCTTCGAGGAAGCCCAGCGGGCCGTGAAGGAAGGCACCATCCCGGAGATGGCGAACCCGTGGTTCAAGGCGGCGTTCATGAAGCAGTTCGGTGAGCGACTGGCCCACCAACGCGCCTCCGAGATCGCCACCCTGTACGAGACGGAGTTCGATAAGGACAACGGCAACTTTGATGAGTTCGTTGCCCAGCGGATGAAGGCGGACCTAGATGCCTTCGGTGACAACAAGTTCTTCACGTCCTCCTACCTGAACGTGATGAGCCGCTTCAACGCCCAGGCCCAGGCGAAGCATCAGCAGTACCTGACGACCCGTACAAAGGAAGACACCTTCCAGGGCGTCTACGAGACGTTCCTGGGTACTGCTCGCCAGATGATCGAGGAAGGCGCGTCCCCGGACGAGATCGCCAAGGCTCTCCGGGAGAAGTACGAGGGCAACCGAAAGCTCCTTAACGTCCCGTACAAGGAACAGGACCGCGAGATGCTGCGGGTCGCCCAGGCCCTGGCCGAGGAAGGTCGCTACGACATCGTTCAGGCTCTGCTCACTAGCGAGCGGACGGCTGCGGATGGCACGAAGCTCGGTCCCCTAGCCAACAACCGGGAGTTCGCCGCTGACGCTGCCCGCATCCTCCAGAGGGCCGAACGTGTCATGTTCGATAACAACGAGAAGGCATCGTTCGACCAGCGGATGAGATTCTTCGATCAGTCCCTCGCTGGCACCCTCAACCGGGAAGAACTGATCGAGTGGCATAAGGCCAACCCTGGGGCGCTTACCGATGCCCAGGTCCAGGCCCTTCTGAACCGCAACGAGTCAGTCGTCCTCAAGCTCAAGGAAGAAGCTGAGAGGCAGCGCGAGAAGCTACTTCTCCAGCAGCAGTCGGCCCGGTCGCATGAGGCGCTGGAGCAGGCGGACCTCGAAGCTGCCGAGAACGGTCTCGCGCCGTTCCTGGAGGACGGGGTAGTGCTGGACGAGAATGGCGAGCCGAAGATCATCTCCGCTGACCAGCGCCGCGAGAGGCTGGCGCACAATCTGGTCCAGCGTATCCAGGAGAAGATCGATAGCGGCCAAATCACGCCGGAGCAGGGATTCGAGGCCGAGGTCAAGGTCTTCACGGCCAACAACCTCAAGAACCCACGGTGGGAGGAAGTCCTGGCTGCTGGCGGTATCTCGGCAGCTACCTTCGCGATCTCCGGTGGTGAAGTTCCTCCGGCCCTCAAGGATGGAGCGGAACTCTACATGAAGCTCCATGCGCAGAACCCCAGGCTGCTCCAGAAGCATGTCCCGGATGCTGCGGCCATGGACTTCTACGAGGCGTACCGCATCGCCAAGCAGTATGGCCGGATGAATGACAATCAGGCGTACCAACACGCCGCGACCCTCACGAACGACCCGGACAAGTACGAGAGCGTCTACATGCGCCAAAGGTACGATGACATCGATAAGGCGGTGAAAGACCTCCAATCCAACGGGTTCGTTCGTTTCTTCGGCCTGGGAACACCTCCGGCTGATAACGCTGGCTATGTCGGTAACGAGATCAGCCGCATTGCTCGCTTCTATGCCCGTTCGGGACTTGGCAGCGAGAAGGCCCTGGAAGAGGCCAGCAAGCGGTTCAAGGACACCCACCGGCAGATCAATGGCTGGTGGATATACACCGCAGACCGGGACATTCCCCCGGACTTCGAGCGCCTGGTCCAGAATGCGTTGGAGGATTACGCGAAGGAGTTCGGTGAGTCCGAGGGCGTCGAGGCCAGTGACCTGACCATTCGTCCTGCCACCAACGGCACAGGCGCATGGCAGATCGTCAACCGCTATACCGGCGCTCCTGTAGAACACTCCGAACGCCGATACATCACCAACCGGTCCCTGATCGAGAGTGAGCGTGACCGCATCGATCAGCGCCGGAAGGAACTGATCGAACAGACCAACCACGAGAACGAAACTCGCTACGACCCGTGGCTCGTCATCAACGAGAACACCTACATCGGTCCGTTCCTCTCGAACCCGTCCAAGGAAGAGCAGGAGTTCGTCCGCAGGCGGGCGAAGGAAATCTACCAAGAACGTCAGAAGCGATAGCGGGCCACCCATCCTGGGTGGTCCCTGCATTTCTAGGGAACACCCATGCTGAAAGAACTCAGGCTCGCCATCCTTGAAACGGCCCAGGAGATTGGCGCTGACCCGGTGGATTTGGCTACCGTCATCTCTTATGAGACCGGAGGAACCTTCGACCCGTGGAAGAAAGGTCCCACCACGAAGTGGGGCACCCACCGTGGTCTTATCCAATGGGGCGAACCACAGCGCCGCCAGTACGGCGTCTATCGGGGAATGCCTATCCGCGATCAGGTCAGGGCCGCTGGCCGCTACCTCCAGGACCGTGGCTTCAAGCCTGGAATGGGCCTGCTGGAGATGTACTCGGCCATTAATGCAGGTGGTATCGGGCCGGAATACTACAGCCGCTCTGATGCTTCTGCCGGTGGCGCTCCGGGGACGGTGCTTGATAAGGTCACGAAGCAGATGGAGGGTCACCGCCGCAAGGCTCAGTCGCTGCTTGGTATGGTCTCGGGGGACGTGAACCGACTCACGTTCAGCCAAGGCGAAAGCACCAGCTTCAACGCCCTTGGTGATGGGGAAGTTCGCTACTCGGACGTAAGCTACAATCAACCCCTCACGGAAGGCGAGCTTCGCTCCCTGGAACGCGAGCGGGCCGAAGACGACCCTACCCTGTGGGAAGGTGTGAAGGCCGCATACTCGGAGAACCTGACCTATCTACTCACCCAGGAGCGCCCCGACATCGTTCCTGACCCGAACTTCCGAATGGACGAGAAGCTGTTCTCGGAACTCACCAAGGGCATACCGGAGCAATATTGGGACAGGTTCACCGCCTCGGTATCGGAAGGCCATGCTCGCGATATTCGTGCCCGGTTGGAGCGGGAGCTAGACGCTGCCGACAAGCTCAATCGCATGGGCGTTACCGGCCTAGCCTTGCGTATCGGTGCTGGTCTGACTGACCCTGCAACTCTCGCGGCTACCGCTGGCGCATTGGCGCTCACTGGTGGCCTCGGTGTTCCGGCAGTCATGGCGGCTCGCTTCGGTAGGGCAGGTCTCATCGCAGAAGGTGCGCTCACTGGTGCGGCCACGAACGTCGCCATTGAAGGGATGATTCACAGCCAGCGTGAGACCTCGGATGCCTCGAACCTCCTGTGGGCTGCTGGCCTGGGAGCCGTCCTCGGTGGCACTGGTGGCATTTTCGCCCGCAACCCTGCGGTGGCCGATGAGGCTCGCAAGCTCGAAGACCTGGGACGCTCCATGATGAAGGAGGCCGAGGGCCTATCGATGACCGGAGGCTCTACGGCTGGTGCTGCCCAGGTGGCGACTCGTGACGCTCTCCGGTCCGATATTGATGACATCATCCGGGACGGCGCTGCGGTCGCTCCCAGGGCCTTCATGGGCAATGTCAGATACGATCTCGCGGCTCGTCTCAAGCAGTCGGACAACATGATGACCCGGATGCTGGGTAACGTGTTGGTCGAGGACGCAGCAAGGAACGCCGATGGTGTGACGCCCATTGCTGCTTCCGAGGTCCAGTCACTGCTCAACCGCCGCGCCGAACTCAAGTGGCGTCAGGCGTATGAGACGGCCTGGAACGACTATGTGAGGCGGAACAAGATCGGCTGGGCAGACCAAGCCGAGGCCCGTCTCCTGTTCTCACACGAGATCACCCGCGCCGTCCGCTCGAATGATGTCATGACCGAGTTCGACCCTTCTGTGGTCAAGGCTGCGAACGCCTTTCGGGACATGATGAACGAGTGGCGCAAGCTGGCGAACAACCCCGGCCTGATCGATGGCACGGTGCGTAACCCGGTGCGCGGCTTCGGTTCCCTGCATGAGAATCCGAACTACGTGCCTCGCGTGTTCAACCTAGGTGCCATCCAGGACAAGCTCCATCGCTTCGGCCACCAGCCGGTCATCAAGTTCTTCACCCAGGCCATCCTGGAGGCGAACGAAGGCATTAGCGAAGAACTGGCCGAGAAGTTCGCCAGGGGATACGTCAGGAAGCTCCATGGACTGTCCGCTGGGGAGTTGTTCTCGAACTACCGGGCGTTCTCCGGTGAAGACCTGGAGGCGCTGCGAATGGCGCTCCGGGAGGGGACCGATCTGGCGGATGATGAGCTTGATCGTATCCTCGACGCCTTCCGCCCGAAGAAGGGTGATGGGGCCGTCACACGCGGTAAGCACCGTATGTTGTTCGATGAGAACTTCGGCATGAAGCTGGCGCTCAAGGATGGCACCGGCCAGGAGTTCGTTCGTATCTCTGACTTCTTGGAGAACGACGCGGACTTCCTGATGTCGATGTATTCGCGGCAGATGTCCGGTCATATCGCCATGGCCCGTGTACGGGTGAAGAACCCGAACTGGCGCGGTCCCGATGACCCGGCCCCGGAGTTCCTAATCGACGGGGTAACGAACGATGGTGACTTCGAGAAGTTGCTCTCCCAGGTGATCGCCGTAGGTGACGCTACCGGGGTGAAGTCCAGCCAGTCGATGAAGGACGTTGAACGCCTCCGGTTCGCCTACAACGCGATCATCGGACGACCAACCTGGAATGAAGCCTCGGACTTCTCCCAGGCGCTTCGGATGCTGCGGGACTATAACTTCCTTCGTGTGGGCGGTCAGATGGGCTTTGCGCAGATACCGGAGTTCGCGAACATCGCGGCTCAGGTGGGTATCAAGGCGATGCTCTCGGCAATACCCTCGTTCCGCTCCCTGTGGCGCAATGCCCGCACCGGGAAGTTGGATGATGCCCTAGCCAACGAGATCGATGAGATCACAACCCTCGGCACCGACTGGATACGCCACGCGAACAAGATGCGGATGGACGAGTTCCAGAACCCCATGCAGGGACTAATGGGCAACCGCACCATCCAGTCCATCGACAACAAGCTCCAGACGGGCAAGCGGATAGTCTCAGCCATCTCCGGTTTGGCTCCGGTGAACACCATCCTCCAGCGCATGGCGGGCAAGGCGATCTTCATCAACTTCGCCAAGGCGGCGCAGGGGAAGGCCAAGTTGCTCAAGAACGACCGCAGGGTCCAGGCCCTCGGCCTCGATCAGGAAATGGTCGAGCGTATTTTCAAGCAGATCAACACCCATGCCACGTTCAAGAAGAAGTCCTTCGGCACGAGGCTGGAGGCCATGAACTTCAAGAAGTGGGATGATCTAGAGGCGGCAGCGGCCTTCGAGATGGCGGTCTTCCGGCTTGGTCGCACGNTTGTCCAGGAGAATGACATCGGCAACNTGGCANTGTTCATGTCTCACCCGGTGGCGCGGACGCTCCTTCAATTCCGCTCGTTCATCCTGGCGGCATGGGCGAAGCAGTTCATCAACGGCCTGAACTTCCGTGACTTCACAACGTTCACAGCTTTCACCACGNCCNTGTTCCTGGCCTCNCTGAACTACATCGCTCGTACCCACCTGAACGCCANCGGTCGCTCAGACAGAGATGAAATACTGGAGAAGCGACTGACCCCGGAGCGTATCGCACTGGCGGGCCTCCAGAATAGCTCGTGGTTCTCCATCCTGGCTCCGGCTACGGACCTCGCAACGATCTCGTTCCTCGAAGAGCCGCTGTTCGATGCCCGAACCACGATGCTGGCCTCGGACCCGCTGTGGGGCAACCCGACCATGGACCTGATCGATAGCTTCTCGAAGGCTACGGGCGCTATCTCCACCGGTGCCTTCACAGGTGAGTTCTCCCAGGCCGATGCCAGGGACGTTGCCCGCACCCTGCCGTTCCAGAACCTGATCGGCATCACGCAGCTATTCAGCATCATGGTCTCTGATCTCCCGGAGTGGAGACGGAGAGACTAACCCTCAACACCTTTCGATCTGAACCTAGGCCCTCGTCACCTACCGGTGGCGGGGGTCTTCGCATTTTCGGAGACCTCAATGCCTCTGTCCTACAATCAGTATGTCGGAGACGGCACGACCAAAACGTTTAACCTGGGCTTCGACTACATCGACAAATCCCACGTTGAGGTTCGCGTGGATGGTACTCCCGTATCGTTCACTTGGTTGAGTACCTATCAGGTACAGACCACCACGGCTCCGGCCAATGGTGCTATCGTTGACGTGCGCCGCGTTACTCCCAGGGACGAACTCCTCGTGGAGTTCATGGACGGCTCGGTCCTTGTCGAGACCGACCTCAACCTCGCAACCATCCAATCGTTCTTCCTCGCCCAGGAAGCGTTCGATCAGGGCGAAGCCTCGCTCGCTGTCACGCCTGATGGTCACTACTCGGCTGGCCTGCGGCGTATCACGATGGTCCTCGACCCCGTGAACGACCGTGATGTCGTCACCAAGGGATGGGTGCTGAACACCAACAATACCAGCGTGGCGCAGGGCATCGCTGCTAGGGACGCCGCTATCGCTGCGAAGAATGCAGCCGAGACGGCCAGGAGTGGTGCGGAGACGGCCAGGGCCGGTGCAGAGACCGCGAAGACCGCAGCGGAGGCCGCTAAGACTGCGGCAGAAACCGCGAGGGCGGGAGCCGAGACGGCCAAGGCCGATGCGGAGACCGCGAAGTCGAACGCTGCGAACAGCGCGTCTGCTGCTGCGTCCAGTGCCGCCAGTGCGGAAGCAGCCAAGGACGCCGCTGAGGCGGCGCAGTCTGCCGCAGAGGATGCTGCCGACAGAGCGG